AATCGATGCGGTGAAACTTCAGCGGCCCGTCGCGGCGAGCCCATGCGGCCCACGTTAGTGGATAGGGCATGTGTTGCAAGCAAAATGTCTTGACTGACACCGCCCCAGGTCCAGCCGCCGCCCAGACCAGCCACGTGTCGGGGTTGTCATACTTGGCGTAGTGATCCCACGGCCGGGGATCGGCCCGCTCGATCGGCCGGGCCATCATAAAGTGGGTGGGCGTCGAAACGACCAAGGCGCCGATCTCGAGGTAAGCCAGGACATCGGCCCAGAAATTCTCCTCCGGTAAGTGCCGGGCATACATGGCGGCAATGCGGGCGGCCGGGGTCATTCGCAGCTCCAGACCGTGTCGCTTCGCTTCATGCCCCGGGGCCAGCCGTCGGGCGCGGTAAAGCTCTTCTCGTGGAAAAGTACGTAGTCGGTCGGCTGGATGGTGAGCCGGCCGTTGTCGAGCCGAGCGAAGGTAAACTCTTTGCTCTGGTCCGGCGCGGCCGAGAACGCATCGCCCACCGGCGCCACGCTGAATAGGTACTCGCCCTCGTATTCCTCCTGGCCGGCACGCACGGTCACGTCCACGCCCTCGAGGTAGGGGTAAAGGTTGGCCGCCCAGCCCCAGCCGTAGCAGTCCCACCTCTGGGCCTTCTCGATCGGCCACCCGGGCTCCGGGTCGGGCCGGTAGGCCAAGGCATGCGGGGGCAGGCCTCGGTAGCAGGCCCCGGTCTCGAAAATGACCGTGCAGCCCCACGCCCGGCTCGGCCAGCTCGTGAGAGCGAACCATACCGCCGGCACAAAGCCGCACGGCTCTTTGTGCGTGAACGCCGTGTCCACCCAAACGTATTGATGCCGCGGGAGCGGGCCGGAGAAGGTGTTCATCGCTTGACCTTGATTGTCCCGCGGATACCCGTGCGCACTGTGGGCCGGCGGCCCCATTTGCCGCGGCGGGGGATGGAGCTGCGATCGACCACCATGCCCCGGTTAATTGATTGGTGGGCCAGGCTGAACGCATCGGCGTAGTGGCTCGACCAATCGTGCACCGGCACGTCGCGGATCGTGACACCGTCCTTCTCCTCCTTGCTGCGGTAGGCGTCGAGGGCGTCGAGGCCGTCGCGGCACCCGGCTTCGTTGAAGTGCACCCGGGGGAAGGCATCGAGCGCCAGGTTGATGCCGTCCCACACGGAGAGCTGGCGCGGGACCGGGACCACGTTGACCAGACCGGCACGGGTGAGCCCGTCCTGCCAGAGCCCGCCCCGGTCGCCTCCGCCGTCGTGGGGGAGGAAATGGGACCCGTAAGCGTAGGTCTTGGCCCGCAGCCGGGCCGCCCAGTCGGCCGGTGTCTTGCAGTCGTCGTCGCCGCTGATCGCTTCGAGGAAGTTGATGCGGTCGCCCATGAGCTGCCAGATCCAGACCTTCTGGTTCAGTGGCGCCCCCACGTCCCAGCTCGTGTACACCGGCAGCTCCTTGAACCAGAGCACGTCCGAGCTCACCCGCTTCTCGACGCGGGCCGCCTCGAGCTGGCGCACGTAGATCGCACCCGGGCGGCCGATGGCGAAGCTGCACTCCATCTCCTGCTCGAAGACGTGGGCCGGCGTCCCTTTGCGGATCGAGGCCAGCTCCTCGGCCGGCAGGATGCCCGAGTCGCTGGCCTTGAGCATCAGCGTGTACCAGCTCGGATCGACCAGGGCGTCGCACCAGAGCCGGTAGAACTGGTTGCGGCCCTTGGGCGTGCCGATGAACGTGGCCCAGCCCCCGTAATCCGACAGGGTGGGGCGGATAACCGAGTGCCAGGCCGAGGGGTCGATGTCGGCATACTCGTCGATGACGATCCCGTCCAGGTAGAGGCCGCGGAGGCGTTCGTAGGCGTCGCCCGAGTAGAGCCGGATGGTAGCGCCATTGGGCAGGGCGGCCACCAGGTCGGCACGATTGATCTCGACGCCAGGAACCTGGCCGGTGAACTGGGTGACGTAGCCCCAGGCGATGTCCTTGGCCTGGTCCCTTGTCGGCGCCAGGTAGGCATACCGCGGCGGCGGGCCGGGCCGGTCGATGGACAGGGCCCGGTAGAGCAGGTCTTGGATCGCGGCGTAGGTCTTGCCGCCGCGGCGATGGACGACCAAGCAGGCCCAGCGTTGGGATCGCTCGAGGTAGTCGCGGAACTGCGGCCGCGGCACGAGGGTTAGGTCAGCAGGCATATTTTTCTGTTGATAGGTTGATCGGCCGAAACGGCCGGTTTTGGGCCATAACTCGATACAACAGCTCTAGTCACTAGTTCTTTGGGAGTCTGTTTGCACATTCTACAGAGTAATCTCAATAAGGCCGGATTCACTGCGATACAGGCTTTTCGGTTTCCTCTGTAGCGTCAGTCTCAATAGCGTTTTCGAGTGCCAAGACCGGCCGCGATTTGACGTTGATAAATTCCGTCGGCCGATCGCCTCCGATGCGGATTCGGATGGTTTGTTCGCCTGTCTGCTCGACCTCGAGTTTGTCGCCGTAGCGTTTCGGCGCCCATTTGCTCAAGATCCACTTTCGAGTGTCTACGCGAACCCGGCGAGATTGCGGGTCTTCGTTCGGATCGTCTGCGATGCGCAACGCATCAAGCGCCATTCGTTCGATCTGGATTTCTCGTGCGCGTGCGTACTTCTCACGAAACTCCTCCTTCTCATTCAACCAACGAAACACTGTCGTTTGAGCCGGAAACCCTTCCTCTTCGCAAACGTGGAGCAAAGCCTGGCCTTCGGAAACCTTCCGGCAAATGGCGTCGATCAGCTCTTCGGAATATTTGGAAGGTCTTCCGACCTTGCGCTTAACGTCACGTGACATGTTGTGAGATTAAGGTGTCAGTCAAGACAGGTGTCAAGAATCCGGTCGATGATTTCGATCAACGTCCCTTCTTGGCCTTTTTTGACTTTCCTCTGCGTGAAGGTGATTTCGACTTTTTCCGGCGAGTCGTCCGGGATGAGGCCGGCGTAACGGAGCTGATCGATGAGAGGTTTGCAACCGCCTGCGAAATTGTCGGCGTCGAGCAGTCGCGTTGAGCTGCGAGTAATGCGCAGAGTAATGCGTTCCTCGCCTTTTTCTTTTCGCGGTTCAAGATCGTCCAATGTTGGCCGAGCAGGACGTTGAGGGAAGGCGTGAGAAATCCGGCCAACCACAAGGTTGTTCGGCCGGGAGTAACTGCCGTCCGGTTGTTGAATGTATCCGAGCTGTTTGAGGTCATCATGTGTCATGGTTTTCTGGTTGTGAGGCGGCCAATTATTCGGCCGGATTTGGTTTGCTGCCCTTTGGCAGGGCGATGAAAAGCCGGGATGCTTCCAAGCGGGGAGCGTTAGCGACTCCGCTGAAGCTTTCCGGCATCGAAATCTGACTGGTTCCCATACCTATAGGGGCGGGAACCAGTGGGTTTTTTGGGTCTAAAGTGTTCAGATTCATGGGTTTTGACTGGTTCCCTTGGCCTCTACGCTTTTCGGCTGAAAATCTGGGCGTTTCGAGGGCCGAAATTGAACCGAACAAGCTGCTTTTCCAGGCACTGATCTTTCAGCTCGAGGAACCGTGTTTTCTTGCCGCAGATACCCTGCTCGGCGGCCGCCTCGAACCAGCTATTGGCCGTCAATCCGGCCGCGGGATCGGTGGGCAGGAGGTTGGCCAGGTCTTCGAGACTGTAGCCTTTGCCGGTGGCCGCCAGATCCGGCCGGACCTTCCAGATCGGGAAGTCGAACTCAATGACCACCGGCTCCGGGCTGGCCATGTTACGTAACGTGGCCTCGAAGGTGTAGCAGTTGTCCGGGGCGCCTTCCTGCTTGAACTTGGAAAGCGTGAGGATCGAGTCGGGGTCTCGGGCCATGACGCCCGAGCCGGAGATCCGGTCGATCTGGGCCTTGGCCGCCGAGTCACCTTTGGCGAAGTGGGATGCGATGAAGACCGCGGCCCCGAGCCGGGCGCCGAACCGCTCGATGCACTCAAAGACCGCGGCCATGTCAGTGGCGTCGTTCTCGGCCCGGCCGCCGTAGGATTTGTAAAGCGGGTCGAGGGCGACGGCCGCCAGCTCGAGGCCGCGACGTTTGAACCGCTCCTCGGCGATCGTGACCAGGTTCTCGATGTCGTAGCCGCCCGGGACGCCGCGCAGGTTCCACACCAGGAAGTCGGGCGGGGCTCCCCGCCACCGGCCCTGGCCGTCGAGCAGGCCGAGGGCCTCGGCCACCTGCCGCACGCGTTTGGCAAATGCCCACGGCGCCAGCTCAAAATTAACATACAAGACCACGCCCCGAGTCGTGGAATGGCCGAGGAACGGAATGCCGGCCGAGATGCAGAGCATCTTCTGGATGAGGTACCAAGTCTTGCCGGCTTTCGATTCCGCCCCGAGCAGCACCTTGTCGCCCCGGTGCACCAAAGCATTGCGCTGGCCGTCCTCGCCGGTCCCGCCGACCAGGAGCGGCGGCTCGGCCGGCGCCTTGGTGATGAGATCCCCGATGGCGATGAACTCCGGCAAGGCGGCCGTCGGCGGTGCGTCGTCCGGCTGCGCTGGCGCTACGCCGGCCGCCGGATACCGCACCGGCCCGAGTGCCGCTTCCAATTCGTCGAGCACGGCTGCCGCGTTGCGTTTGCCGCTCATGTGGTCGTGACTTCTTACAGTTTCCATAAAAGCACCTCCTGTCGCCGGCCGTCCCGGGTTCCTCCCGGCAGCCTGGCAAATTGCGAGCGCAGCCAGAGCCGTTGATCGGCGCCGAGCTTGCAGGCCCGCGTGAAAAAATTGGCGTTGGTTGTTTCGTCCACGGCCCGCCAGTAGGCGTGGAGCGATTTGCCCGCGGAATCGACAATGCAGACCAGCTCGAGCCCTCCCAGGGCATCCAGCGAGCGAATCCGGGCCATCTGTTGCGGCTTGCTCGGGCCGTCGAACTCGGTGACCAGGTATTTCCGCGGGCCGGTGTTGGATTCGGCGTGGAAAGATTCCCGGCCGTCTTGCTTGCGCGGCCCGGTCACGGCCGACATGGGGCTGGGCACGATAAACTGCATGGGCCGCAGCATGCCCTGCCATT